TTATAACTGAGACAGCAATTCCAGCGTTTGGAAATTTCATTGATTCGGTTGGTGGGATATTAGAACTTGCTGATGAATTAGGCGTTAATTTAAACCCTGATATAGTTTTTGAATTAGACCCAAATGACAACATAAATAGAATCGTGGAGAAACTCGCCGCACTGCGATCTGCGATTGATGATATAGAAAGAAAAGGCGAAGATATGACGGTTGGGGACGCCGCACATCTTGAAAATCTTATAGCTACATTGAACAATCTTGAAGCGCGACGCGTTGAACTAGCGCAAGGCAGTCCAATGGATTTAGGAACCTTAACACACGACGATGAAGGGTCGGGGATTATTCCAGCCGACACAAAAATTGGAAACACGTCAGGAACCGACGCAATTCGTGATCAAATGCGCGCATATGAGGATTTGGTGCGGTCGCTCAACCCGGCAGTCGATGCAACAATTAAATACGCCGAGCAGCTTCGCATCATTTACAAAGAATTAGACAGCGGCAGAATTTCGCAAGATCAGTCAACTGCGCTGATCGATCAAGCACGTCAAGAAATGCAAAAAGCGCGGCAAGAGGCTAGCAAGTTTGCATCGGTATTTGAGACTGTTGAAAACAGCATTGAGTCAAGCATGATGGGCCTAGTCAACGGCACAATGAGCCTTAAAGGCGCGTTTAAATCGATGGCGGCGCAAATCGTCAGTGATTTGTATCGCGTGCTGGTCGTGCAAGAAATGGTCAACAGGGCAAAGTCGGCAATGGGTGGCGGCGTCGGAGGGTTCTTGAGCTCTATGTTGTTTGGTACACGCGCAGGCGGTGGCAGTGTGCAAGCTGGCAACGCATACATGACGGGCGAAAGCGGTCGTGAATTATTTGTGCCTGCGCAAAACGGCAGAATATTATCACCTGCGCAAACCCGCATGGTTGGCGGCGGCGAAGCTGTAACGGTTGTTCAAAACATCAACATAAGCACAGGCGTGCAACAGACCGTCAGAGCCGAAATCAAAAGCATGATGCCGCAAATTGCAGATAACGCAAAAGCGGCTGTTTTAGACGCTAAGCGGCGCGGTGGCGGATATGGGAGGGCGATGGCATGACCATTTCTTACCCGCTGGCGATGCCGACCGTCACCAATATTCGATCAATTGATCTGACGGCAACAAACGCGGTCAGCTATTCCAGATCGCCATTTACATTTGCAGGCCAAGCGCAAGAGTTTAGCGGCAAAATGTGGCAAGCGACGGTCACTTTGCCAGCAATGAAACGCGCAGCCGCTGAGGAATGGATTGCGTTTTTATTATCGCTGAAAGGTCAGGTTGGCACGTTTAACTTGGGCGATCCTGTTGCAGTCACGCCGCGCGGGTCGGCGCGTGACAATCACAGCATTAAAGTCAACGGTGCGTTAACAAACGGGTCATCAATTGCGCTATATGATTGTCCAGCAAGTCAAACAGAATATCTAAAATCTGGCGATTATTTGCAAATCGGCACAGGCACGTCACAACAGCTTTTCAAAGTGCTGGCAAACGCTGATACGAATAGCAGTAACGAAACAACTGTTGATGTCTGGCCAGACGTGCGCACGACTATTGCTAACAATGCGGCGGTCACTGTGCAATCGACTAAAGGCATATTTCGGCTTGCAACCAATGAAATCAATTGGTCTGTTAACGAAGTTGCAGTGTACGGCATGACGTTTGCCGCAAGCGAGGCCATCTGATGAGCCGAGAAATAAGCGCTGCAATTTTGAACGCGCTTGATGATGAAATCATAGAGCCGTTTTTTGCTGTCGAAATGTTATTTGATGGCGCAAAAGTTTTGCGGCTTTGGACTGGTATAGGAATTTTATCATACGAGGGCAATGATTGGGCTGGTGTTGGGTCATTGCTAAACATTTCAACAGTCGAAGAAACTTCAGATTTAGGCATAAAGGGCGTCAATCTAGTGATGAGCGGAGTGCCATCCGTAATTTTAGCCTTGGCTTTGACTGAGCCGTACCAAGGCAGAATTTGCAACATTTATTTTGGCATCAATCCACAATCTGCTCAGAGCAATTTAGCAAATATTTTTAGTGGTTATATGGATCAGATGAATATTTCAGAAGATGCAGAAACTTCGTCAATTCAATTGGCTGTTGAGAACAAATTGATTGATTTGGAGCGACCAAAAACTGGTCGGTTTACATCTGCGCATCAAAAATCAATTTACCCAAACGATAAAGGTCTTGATTACATCGAAAGCCTCCAAGACAAAAATATTGTTTGGGGTCGCAGTGCAGGTTAAGTTCGCGCAAGAGTTTTTAATTTCGTGCATAGATGAGGCGCAGGTTTTAATCGAACAACACTGGCAAGAGATCGCCATGCACAAAAGCAAGATTAAACTGAATCCAAACTGGGATGCTTATGAGGCGCTTGAAGCGTCCGGGCAATTGTCGATTTTCACAGCGCGGCTCAAGGGCAAGCTGGTCGGTTATTTTGTCACGGTCAACACGCCAAATCCGCATTATCAAGATCATGTTTTTGCGGCAAATGACGTTCTTTTTTTATCGCCAATCGCGCGGCGCGGCTGGGCTGGGTTGGGCTTAATAAAATTTGCAGAGCGTTGCCTGCGTGCAGATGGGGTGAGTGTCATGGCTATTAACACAAAAGTGCATCGACCATTTGACGCAGTATTAAAGCGGCTTGGTTTTGAGCAGTCAGAACGCGTTTACACAAAATTTCTAGGTGGCAAAAAATGACTGTTACTGCAGCTATTTTTGCAACTGCGGGAGTCAAAGCTGGAATTTCGTATGTCTTGGCTACCACATTGACTGGAACAATTTTAAAATTTATTGGTGCGCAATTTTTATTAAGCTCGCTTTCACCGAAACCAAAATTTTCAAACGCAGGCCGCGGTTACAACGTGACTGCGACGGGGTCAATTTTGGATCACCAAGTCATTTACGGAAAAATGAGGGTTGCAGGGGCGCGAATTTTTGACGCTACGACCGGCGGCAATAACAAAGAACTACATCGCGTTTTAGCTTTTGCTGGTCATGAAATCGATTCGTATTATGAAATTTATTTAAACGATGAAATTGTCACAATGGATGCTGATGGCAACGTCACAGCTCCCGCAAAATATGTCAAAACAAATACATCACTTGTCACCATAAAAAAACATATCGGAACAGCAGACCAAGTTGCGGATGCGTCATTGGTGCAAGCGTTTGCTTCTGAAGAAACCGATTGGGGCAACAATCACAGACTGCGCGGAATTGCCTATTTATATTGCAAATTTACATATGACGTTGACGCATTTCCAAATGGTATCCCTGAAGTAACCGCAGTGATAAAAGGCAAAAAACTTTATGATCCGCGTTCAAGCACAACGGAATGGTCGGACAATCCAGCACTGTGCATACGAGATTATATTTGTTCTTCAGGTTATGGGTTAAATGACCCGGAGTCGAACATTGATGACACGGCTCTCACAACAGCCGCAAATATCTGCGATGAGTATGTTAGCGGTCCAGTAAATTCAATTTTTGTTGGCGGCGAATATAAAATTAAAAGTATTGGAAATACTTATTGGGCCAACTATGGAGTGGCTCATGGCAGTGCGTTTGTCGGTACTGTCTTTACGGCAACAGCTGTCCCAACTTCACCCGAGACAGGTGTTGTGGAAACCAAGCGATTCACAACAAACGGAGCATTCACAACGGGAATTGCACCCGGCGAACTTTTGACCAACATTTTGACATCAATGGCCGGCAAATTGTGGTTTGCTCAGGGCAAATGGAGAATGAAAGCGGCAAAGTTTACAAATTCAGTGATTTCTTTAAACGAAAATGATTTGCGGAGCGGCATCAATGTCTCGACGAGGCATTCACGACGTGACAATTTCAATTCAATTCAAGGCACTTTTCGAGGAAAGGAAAGCAATTGGCAAGTCACCGACTACCCGCCTGTTACAAATTCTGCTTTTTCAAATGCAGACAATAATCAGCTAAGCAATGCTGACGTTGATTTGACATTCACTGACAACAGTATCGAAGCGCGCAGAACTGCGCGAATTATGCTGGAAAGCAACCGCCAGCAATTAATCGTTTTTGCCAAATTTGGAATGCGCGGGCTCAAAGTTCAGGTTGGGGATACTATATCGCTGACAAATGAAAGATTTGGTTGGTCAAGTAAATTATTCGAGGTCGAAAACTGGGCTTTTGGTCTTGATAACAATCTTAGTTTTAGCGTTGATTTGACGCTGCGCGAAACGGCTGCGTCTATATATGACGAAATTGACGATGGAATTGTTTATGAAAATGACAATACAACCTTGTTGTCGCCGTTTAACGTTCCAAACGTGGGAGTGCTTTTATCAACAGAACTGCGGCATGTGCGTGGAAAATTGATCACGGTTTTGTTGGCAGACATCAGCAACACAAGCGCTTTGGTCGATCAGGTTGAGGTCCAATATCAAAAATCGGGAGCTTTAAATTTTTCACCTATGTCTGTCTCTAGGGTGGATATTGGCACACTGCGATCTGAAGCAATTGGAGTCACCGAGGGCTATTATCACGTTAGAGCCAGAGCGATAAATGCGCTTGGCATTCGTGGTGATTATACGACCATAACAGGATTTTTTGTTGACGCTCTCGGCAGCGCGCCAGATAATGTTACTAATTTCAGCGGCAATGTTGTTGGTTCGTCGCTGCATTTAAACTGGACGCCGGTGTCTGGAATTGATGTTGGACATTACAACCTTAGATATTCAAATCAAACAACTGGGGCTGTTTATTCGTTTTCAGAAGATTTAGTTAGAGTCGATAAAGGAACGTCTAGCGTTACTGTCCCAGCGGCACCGGGCACCTATTTTATTAAAGCAGTCGACTCATCGACTAACGTTACATTAGTATCTGCAAGTCCAGCAAGTTTTACAATTACAGACTTAGGGATCAGCGATCTTGACGCGGTGGCAACTGCAACTGAAAATCCAACGTTTCTAGGTTTAAAAGCAAACGTAACGACCGACTCCAATAACAATTTAATCTTGACGCAAACCGGCGGAAATTTTCAAACTGTAGGATATTATTATTTTGCAAACCCAATTGATTTGGGCGAAAAATACACGACTAGAATATCAAGCGACGTTTCAATGACCCGTTTCGAGCAGACAAATACCTTTGACAGCGCAAGCGGAAATTTTGACGGTCGTGCAGGTTTGTTTGACGGCGATCCCGATGCGTTTGACGATGTAAGCTTCCAAATGCAAGAGCGGCACACAGATGGCGACCCAAGCGGATCGGCAACCTATACAGACTGGTTAGCATTTGCAGTCAGCGATATTTCAGCGCGCGCGTTCGAATTTAGGATTAAGTTGACTAGCACAAACTCGCAAGCATCACCGCTAATTTCGGCGCTTAGTGCCAGTGTTGGAATGCCAGATCACACAGCGTCAGGAAATAACATAACTTTTACCGGCTCCAAAAGCATAACGTTTGCTAAAGCGTTTCAAAACGTGCCGGGGGTCAGCTTGTCGATAGCAGATTTAGCAGATGGTGATCGATACACTATCACAAATAAATCGAGAACAGGATTCACCATCAACATTCTGACAGGAAATTCAGCAAGCACGAACGCGGTGACTGTTGATTTTGTCGCCAAAGGTTTCGGCAAGGAGATCAATTAATGAGCCAGCACGATATGAACATTGGAAACCAATTGTTTCCAGCGACCCGCGCAGATATTAATAACGCGCTCCTCGCATTAGCATCGACATCGTCAGGAGCAACGGCACCGAGCAGCGCGGTCGCTAATCAAATTTGGTACGACACAAGCGCAAACACGTTGAAAATTTACAACGAAGCAGGCAGTGCGTGGATTGATTTGTGTACGCTTGACCAGTCATCGAACAAAGTGCAATCAATAACAACTGTGGGTTTGACGCTTGGAGCAACGGCTTTAACTGTTACAGGTTCCGAACTTAACATACTTGCGGGTGCCAGTGTTACCACTGCAGAACTTAACAAGTTGGCGGGTGCAACTGCTACTACGGCTGAACTTAATCAAATTTCTTCTATAACTCGGGGCTCAATAATATATGGAAATGCGAGCGGCACGGCTAGATTAGCCAAAGGGATAAGCGGGCAGGTATTGACCGCCACCGCAACTGACATAGCTTGGACGACCGCGCCTGCTCCTGCGGTTGCGGCTATTACTAGCGATGGCACAGTTCCCAGCCTAAACACAAATATTACGGCTGTGGAAATTCGCAATCTGATTGGCGCAGGCGTTTCTAGCAGTGACACAACATACGCAATTCAAGATGGCGAGTTGAGCGAAAACAATTTTACCAATGCCGACCATGCTAAACTGGACGGCATTGAGGCGGGTGCTACTGTTGATCAAACTAATGATGAAATCAAAGCGGCCGTTGGAGCAGCTAGTGACTCAAATGTTTTCACTGATGCAGACCATTCAAAACTGGACGGCATTGCTGCATCAGCTAACAATTACAGTCATCCAAATCATAGCGGAGAAGTAACCAGCAGCGCAGATGGCGCAACTGTTATAGCGGATAACGTCGTTGACGAAGCTAATTTAAAGGTCAGCAATAACCCCACAAATGGCTACGTTTTAACCGCTCAAAGCGGCAATACAGGAGGACTAACTTGGGCAGCAGCTTCAGGCGGCGGTGGCGGGGTTAGTACAACTTTAGGCGCTGTCGGCACTTATGGCCTGATGCAGAACCACAGCGGCACTGCCACTATAACCCCGGGTTCCACAGTGGCTGGCTCTGGTCTCAAGTACCACAACCTAAATTACTCAATTTCTGGCAGCACTGCCGCCTCTGGCACTTGGCGCGTGATGGGGCATTATTTGAGTTCAGGTGTTGGATCATTAAACGGTATTACAGTCTGCGTGAGGATTTCATAATGAGCATTACAATAACAGAAGTTCGCAATGCGGCATCTCTCCAATCTGACAACCTTCGTATGGACGTAGAGATTAATCACCCACAGCACGGTTGGATACCCTACACATTAGACCCTGCTGACACAGACACAACCATCGACAACAATGCAGTCATGGCTCTGATTAGTGACGATTTTGCAGCCTACGTTCCGCTAACACAGGCAGAATTAGATGCACAAGTTGCGATATTGGTTCGTGCTGAACGTGACAATATTTTGTCCCAAACCGTTGATCCACGGGTATCTAATCCCCTTCGCTGGGCTGATCTTTCGTCTGACAAGCAAGCTCGATGGTCGCAGTACAGATTAGACATATTGAACGTCCCACAACAATCAGGATTTCCAAATTCCATCACTTGGCCAATTGCACCAGATGCCTGATATTCCAGACCGCGTCGGTCAGCTTGAACGGGACATGATCGCATTGCAAACGACCGTTCAAATTCAAACCAAAGAGCTATTCACGCGCATCAAAAAACTTGAAAACGTGTTGATTGCATCGACAGGCGCGATTTTGCTGACGTGCGTTACAATCTTAATAAAGATGCAGTGACATACGTTTTCATTCTGATTTTATGGCAAGGAATTGGAACTGATCGGCAAATCATAGCAGAAGTTGAGTTTGCCAGTTTGCAAAATTGCTTAATTGCGGCGCAGCTGATTGTTAAGCGATACGGATATGAAACGCCAAAGGACCGCGCGTTAGCGTATTGCGTGCCAAAGCGGGTCAGCCCACAAGCATAAGCGAGGCTGATCATGGACCCGATTACCATTGCCATGACGGCTTTTGCCGCAATTAAAACAGGCGTCAAACTAGGCAAAGACACGCAGTCAATGATGAAAGACGTCGGCGCAATGTGGGGCGCAATTGACGAAGTTCGCGGCCAGCATAAAAAGAA